CCGCTGATGGTCTCTGTTGCCTCAGTCAGCAACCCGCCATCTTTGAAGAAGCGGATATAATTTGCTCCAAATTCAAGGACATAGGCTTGCTCATCACTGTATTCAAAGTTGATGAGACGCACTTTGCCGCCATCTTTTGATGTGCCAGCGTACTTGGTGCCAGGTCTGCGGGTGATGCCGCCCTGCGGGAAGATAAGCATATTCTCCAGCTTCTGTGCGCCGGAGTTGTATTTCTGCAAGTCAATGCGGCCTTCAAGGCGCGGCGAAAACTCACCCGCTTGAAAGTTTGTGACAATAGTTGAAACGCGGGCCATATCAGAACCTGATGTTTATAAAGTCGTCGGCAATCAGTTTGTCCGGCACGCCTTCCATAGCGTCGATAGACCGGGCCTCACGCAACCTCACCTCATACAGTTGTTGCATCGCTTGGCTGACGCTTGTGCTGCCAGTAATCGCATATGCAGTTTCAGCGGCCAACTTGTGAGCAATAGTGCTGGAAAGCAGCGAGTCATATTGTTCTGTGTCAGTGACACGGGCTAGATAAGTAATCTTGCATGTACCCTCGTTGCTTAGAACCTTGCGGCCTTCAATCTTGAACATGACCTGGCTGTCATAGGCAGCAATCTCGCTGTCCACGTTGCTGTTCCAGAAGGACAACACACGCAAGCAATACGGGTCTGTTGGCAGAGTGTACTGGTAAGTAAAGCCAAAGGCCGGTGCGTCAGTGTCGCGTGCAAGACTGGCACGGCGGATTGCAGTATTCCAAGGGTGAGAGCGCAGCACTGCGTCACGCACGGTCTCAAACCGGCGGTTACAAAGTCGCGCCTCTTTAGAGTTTTCAGTTAGTGCAGTAATTGTAGCTGCACCCAACAGGTCCATTGCCTCGTTACAGATGTCCACTACGGATGGCATTACTTCACTAACCTTTCCAAATCAATAAGGACGCCTTCGCTCGTGTTCGAGTCGCCGCCCTTCCAAATCTTGCCTTCGTCTTTTGCTTCCTGCACAAGCTCTTTCAGCCGTGCTGTTGGCAATATTACCACAGTTTCGCCGTCTATGATAAACGCCCAGAAGTCTGCTTCTGTCGTGTCTATGCCCGACGGCTTGCCCCTAGAAAAAAACTCCACAAACACCCTGCCGGTTCGTGAAGCCTTAAAGTCCCTCTTAATCTCAATGGTCTTTGACATGAGTATGTCGGCCAACCAGCTCTCCGCCATCTGCCCGACTTTCAAGTCGTATCTGAAATCTCTGTTAAACTCCATTCATCCGTCCCCCGGATGGAGTAAGAAGGGGCGGATTTCAAGCCCGCCCCCTCTATCTGGTTAGTCTACGACGTACTCAATGATGAACGCCATGTCACCGGCAGAAGCGCCTTCAGCACTGAACGTAGCAGCAACGTAGTACACGTCACTTGGGTCAGAGCTTTGGCCCGCCAGTTCCCACACCTGTTGGCCAGTTGTGTTGAGGTTAGCAACCTCATAGCGGAGTTCTGCAACACCGGCACCGTCAGCAACATCAGTGGCAAGTGCATCTTCGTCAACAACCACACCATCGTTGGTGTAGAAGCCGACGTTGTAGGTGCAAGAACCGCCGAGTGCGTCCGAACCAACACGAACCGAAACGAGGGTCGCGTGAGTCGGAACAGGGGCCAGCATAACGATGTCGTCATCGTTAGTGTCGGTTGCAGCCAGAGCAACATTACCCTGAGCGATGCGGATGCGTCCGCCAAGCTCAGAAGCGGGATTAGCAACCTGAGGCAGAGCCTCAATGTTTGCTACGAGGTCTGAATTTTTAGTACCCATCTCTCATACTCCCCTAAGCTGCTGCGCCGTCAAGGTCATCTTCGTCACACTTGATGCGAACAACCATGTTCTCTTGCATCCGTGTAGCGCCGATATCCATGCAGTAATAGACCTGGGTTGCGTAACCCTTGTCTGCACGCTCATCAATACGAGCCGATACGTCTTTGCCGATGCCAAGGGCAACGCCCTCTTCCGCCCAAGCAAAGCAAGTGCGGACGTTATCAGCATCAACCGACAGGCGGTTCGACATGATGAAGTTGAAGCCCATGAACTGATTGATTTCACCCTGTACCAGAGCCTTCACAGTGTTGAAGTCGGCTGAGGTAACGCTGGTGTCAGCAAGCAGTGCGTGGATTTGGCTCGGACCCATGACGATGTAGCGAGGAATCGACGGGTCAACATCGGCCTGGTCCAGCAGCTTCTTGGCTTCACGCAGCTTAGTCAGGTTCATGTTGGTTGCAGCACCACCGACAGCTACGCCTACGTCCTGATTTGTGTCGAAAGCGGTCGAGGTCGAGCCGGTTTCACCAGTGTTAGCGGCAGCATCAAATGCGGTGATGATAACGTCGTCCATTGCACGACCCATAGCAGCGGCTGCTGCCTGAGCGTAGGACGAGGTTGGGTCGATGAGCATACGAACCTTGTCTTGGTCGTCGATAAGGTCGGCGTACTCATACGATGCAAGGCTCAGACGACGACGCGCATGAGGCGTATCCATCTGAGGGGTGTCGGCGTGGCGAGTAGTCCGCAGTTGCGCGGTCGCTACACCAACCTGGTCGATAAAGGCATTTTTACCAACAACATTCTCGATGCGCACAGTGTCACGCAGACGGGAACCCATCTGCTGTGCAAGCATCTGCACATTCGCAGAATACTGTTGTACAAACGCCGTAGTTACTTGAGTAGACATTATGTCTCTCCTTCTACGTTACAGTTGCACTAGATTCCGGTGTGCTACCCTCTCGGACACTCCTAGCTTTTCGGACCTGCTTGCGGCCACCGTCTTTCCGGTTGTCGGCAGGACGGGCTTGCCCGCTACCCTGCATGACCCACTCGAAGTACTTGTCTGCGAGTCGGTCTGGTTGGACTACATCACGCGCGGTTCCAAACTCAATCGCGTAACGTAAGCACTCAAGGCGTACTTGGACCAAATCATCCTGTTCCATGCAGAACGCCCATCAAATCTTGTACACGCTCAATGGCCTGTTGACGGCCAATCACGTTCTTACGGTCCCAATACGCATGTGACTTGTCATTCATAATCGCATCAATTTCTTGCTGCGCCGACTGACGGGTCATCATGCTGCTAGAAGGTGCATCAGAAACCGTGTCTTCACTGGTCACACTTTGCCTGAACTCAGCCATTTTTGCAAATGCCTTAATGAAATCAGGATGGTTGCCCACCTTGGTCCCATCGGCCAGCTTCATCTCAAGCAACTCACCGCCACCAAACTGCTGTGCAATCTTCCCGGCGTCCTCAATGCGGGCATCGAAATCATCGCCCCACTCCTTGCGAAGCGCCATTTCGGTTTGGCTGCGCTGCTGTGTTTCAGCTTCTGCTGTTACCTCAGAGGCTTGTGAGGCCATGCTGCGGTAGTAATCCATGATGCCGCTGGCTTGGTCTGGTGTCAGGCGCAACTTGTGCGCTATGTCAGCGTAAGACCGTGCGACATCCTCTGTGACAATATTGCCATCGACAGCAATTTCGTAGCCATCGACGGACTCTGGTCTGCCTAACCTGTTGTAAATATTATCCAAATCCTCGTCGGTTGGGTTTACGGGGACTGGAATCTTGTCAGCACCAATCAGGCGCTGTGCGTTGACGTATGACCTCGCAAGGTTCTCTACATCTTTAATTGGGGAAAGACTTGGGTGGTCTCTCAGTTCCTCCGGTACCATTTGCAAGAAATCGTTACCAGACCCGCCTTGCGCTACCTCTGCTGGGGTTTCCAGCACGGTTGGCTCAGGCTGGGCTACCTGTTCGATAGCTTCCTCTGACATAGTTACTCCTGTGTCATCATGTTGTGGATGTGAAGAAGAACGGCACGTTTGCCCTCTTCAAAGGCTGTGGCATTGGGGTCACCCGCCACATAGCTCAAGGCACGCCAGTTTGAACGCGCCTCAAGGTCTCTGAGAACCTTCTGGCCGGCCTCGCTGCCAAAAGTCTCGCTATACATATGCTTTAGCTTTTCGATGTCTTTCACGATTGTACCATCCTGACCGCCTGTGCAGCCTGTGCCGTTGTATATACATCCTCTTGGTCACGCTGGCGCTGCATAGCCTCTTGCTCTGCTTGCGCCCGCGCTTGCCGTGTCTCATCAACCTCACGCTGGGAGCGCAGGGTTTTCTTGGGAACACCGAGGGCGTCGGTCACATGGCGGACAAGTCCGTCAGGGTCAATGTGGTCACCTACCGGAAGGCTTTGAGCAAGTGGCAGGAGAATCTCAAGCGCCCGCATGGTGTTGTTCAGGCTGCTGGACTTTTGAGCGCGGGCCAGAGGCGAAACGTATTCAACATCAATATCCAATCCCTGCAACACTTCTGGTGGCTGTGCCAGCATGTCATTGCGCAGCATCAGCGCAAACACACGGTCAATCAGCGGACGAAGCAGCTCGTTCATGAGACGACCCAGCACAGGGCCAATGACACGCATACGCTCTTCCTGCCTTTGGACAACTTCTGTCGCAGTCATCTGCGGGGAGCCAGCAGTCAGAATCTGGTCAACATAGAACGCTTGGCGAATAGCAGCGCGGCGTTGTTCTTCCATGCTCAGGCCAATCGGAATGTTTGCGCCCGTGTTCAGCGGCGTAATCGTCTCACGAGTGCCGGAACGGAAGAAGTTGAGGCCACCAGGCTGGGTGCGGATAGGCAGCAAGAAGCCGTCATCAGGCACCAACAGCGGCGGGTCAATCTGCTTCTGAGCCGCTTGGATGATGGTTTTTGACATAAGATTCAACATCTTAACATCAGGCAGCGCTGTCATCGCAGGGCTACGGCCCATAGTTTCGCCGGTAGCTTTGAGGAAGCGCGGGACCACATAAGGCAGTTCTTCAAAGCCACCTTCTGAAATAATCATACCGCTGTGCTTGCACACATAGGCTGACATATACGGCATGTTCAGGTTGTCACGCTTTGTAACATCCCGTGAAATGCGCGGCAGAACAGCATGCAGAATCTCGACTTCCTCATCGGGAGTCTTTTCAAATTTCTTTTGAATGAAGCTGCCGACGTTATCAAAGCCAAAGCGTTCTACAGCCTGTGCGGCGGTGGACTTGTACATACGGAACACGGTGTTGACCATGCCGTATTGGTCTTCGGAAACGTAGTATTCAGAAATGTGCCGGGTGCTGAACCGCAGCTTGTCACGGTCCATCTCGGCAAACATGCAAGCGGTGCCAAACACCACAAGGTCAACATAGGCTTCGTGGATTTCAGTCTCGAAGTTAGAGCGCTGAAAGGCTTGCATCATGCGCATGCTGGTGTCTTGCAGCCACTCGCGCACTTCGTCGTCACGGTTCAGCGTCTCATCTTTAATGTCGAGGTGGAACCAGGGCGATGCCCCGCTGGTGAGCATGCCGTGAAGGAAAGCAGCCATCAGGTCGATTGATTGCAGCGCAGTGCCGTCGTAAATCAACTCCATGCGCTTTTCACCGCGTGAGCGTTTCTTCACGATGTCTGCCTTGCGCGGCAGCATATAGTCAGCCAGTTCCTGATAGTGGG